AAAACATTTGCTATTATAAATCAAAGCAATAAGAGTAGTTCCATAATTATCTAGAACCCACATGCCGGGCTCCAGAGTTACTTCTTCTGTAGAAGATTGACCCCAGCCAACGTAATCTGAAATGTTAGTAATGGTTGCGCCTGCGGTATGAAGAGCGAGAGTCGTTCCATTAGCCTGACGAGATCCCCCACTTACAATTCCTGTGGCTGTATCATTAGCTGTATAAGTAATTTCCTCTGTACCTATTTTAATTGTTCCTGAAGATGGAAAAGCTACTGAACTTGTTAAGGTAACACTAGTCACGGCAGCATCGGCTGCAATCGTTGACACTAAAGTCGTAGTCGCTGGACCAGAAGCTGTTCCTGACCATTGACCAGTACCATAACCAAATCCTCCAATTTCTTGAGCGGGTCCGACTGTATAATAAGTTTGAGCTCTACAACTTCCTACATTAGTCGTCGTTCCTGATGCAGCAGAACCCATTGTAATTGTAATAGTCGTTGCTGTAGGAATGGACGTAGCCATAAATTTTTTATCTTCAAAATCTGCATCGCTGTACCCTGAGCCCGGAGGCGCGGTAACTGTATCTAAGAAAACAATATCATCTTCTGACATCCCATGAGGCGTTGGAAAAGTTATCGTAACTGTTGTTGTCCCATCTGTAGAAAAATCACAACCCGTAATCGTATTATTAATTGGATGAATGTCATGATATTGTCCACCTGAATAGACGTATAAAATTCTGTTTGTTCCGATAGCTGCATATTTAATACCTGCGTTATCGTCAAAATGGTGAAGAGCTCTTCCTGCTCCTGTTAGATTATCTCCACCTAATTGGTCCCAACCCCCTAATTTTTCAGGCGTACCATATCTAAAACGGACATAGTCTCCACCCGTCCACTGCCCTTCGGCACCCGTGGGTGTGACTTGTTTATTAAATCCGGGTAAAAAGTTTACCTTTTGCAGCATATAAAATCCTTATAAAGGAGGCAGTAGGTATGGTGGAGTACTGCCTCCATTATAGGGATACTATCATCGTTTAAACCAATTAGGAAGTCCTAAATGTGGGCGCTTATCGAACATGTTTTTTTTAGCTCCCGGCATTTTACGATCGTTATAATGAAGAAATACTTGTGCACAATCTTGACCTTTAAATTTTTTTCTCCAATGCTCTAGTTCACAGCCGCTATAAACCAGCATATCTCCTGGTTTTAAATCTACTTTAATTCCTTTTGCTTTACTTTCAACGGTAATTTTTTTACCATCTGGTATTCCTACATTTTCATTTGGACTTAAATAGATTGCCCAAGGGTCTCCTCCAAGATTTATTGTCGTAGAGATCTCACAACTAAATCTATCCTTGTGTCTTTTAAGAACATCCCCATTTTTATAAATTCTTGCATAAGTATAGGCTGGAGTTAATTTTAATCCTGTGGTCTTTTCCATAAGAGGTTGACACTTCAACATTAAAGTTTCCATAGCGATATCAGAGTAGTGTGAATAAGTATTTGGTACTTGTTTATCGTCCCATCTTCCTAACAGGGTTTCAAATGGAGATATAAATCTTGATTCAAGACAAGTTTTCGCCACCTGTTTTTTCATTAAAAAATAATTATATAAAAATTCTGCTAATTCTTTTGGAATAGCTTGTCTAACAATTGCGTATTTATCTTTTTTAAAATTCATATTAAAAATAATTAAAGTTAATAACCATTCTATTTTTACAATTAGTAGAGTTAGTTCCGTAGTGTTTTATGTTAGAATCAAATAATACTATTCTATTTCTTTTACTTTCTATTTTTTTGCCTTCAATAACAGTATAACCATTGTTATCATTAACATAATAAATACCAATTTTACATTTAAAAGTTTGATCAACATGTGGTTTATACTCTACTAGCTTGTGAGTAACAGGGGTTACATTAGCTTTTACTCTTATTAAAGATAAGGGTTTAAGTTTTTTAAGAATTGGATCTAAACAATGAAAAAAATCGGAGTTGACTTTATTATCATTATAAAACGTATGATGGAAATGAATATTAAATAAATTATCTTTAAGAGCTATTTTATAAGGGTGAAAAAACCAAGGAAAATTACTCCCTTCTAATACAGACTTTAAAATCAAACTATCTTCTGTTGGTAAATAATTATCTATAATTTTAAACAAAATCTTTAGCCATTCCTTTAGGAACAGCAGTTATATTCCAATGTATAAATCTAAAAGGTGCTGTGCCATGATCGACTGCGAATTCATGTTCTAAGTATCCTGGAAAAATAAGTAAAGTTCCGGGCTGTGGTTTGAAATGAACCAGCTCTGTGCCATTAAAGATACCTTTTAATTCTGGTTTCATTTTTAGTTTAGTACATCTTGCCCCTGTCTTTGGTTCGTGAAATATTGGAAAAGAAGTTTTGTGGCTGCATTTTATAAAATAGAATCCTGCAACGTGTTGGTTAGAATGTATATGTGCAGAATGATGACCTCCGCCTTTTTTAGAAAATTCTTGTACCCCCAGTTCGGAAAACATAGTTTGATAGTGTTGCATGTCGTAGCCATGATGGTCTAAAAATTCCCAAGACTTTTGACCAATGTAATTTCTAAAATCTAAAAAATCATTGTCTAATGTTAATGGCGTTGAATGCCAGGACCTACCAAAATCACCGAAGTGTTTTAGATATTCTTTAGACGCGGGCATTTTTTTTACTGCCTTAATATACTTATCACTAGCTTTGTTTAATGATTTAACAAACTCTGGTTTTTCTTCTGACCAGATGGGTGTTTTAAAATGTTCGCTTATATTCATATTATTTAAATGGGTATCCTAAATTCCATAGAACCAATGAATACCTTGTCCCTTTCCTTACAGGTTTAACTCTATGCCAAAAGTGACTAGGAAATACGATAATAGAACCTTTGGATGATATTTCTTTTGCCAGCCTTAGGTGCTTAGCCTCGTCTCTCATTTGTGGATCATAGTTTCTAAAATCAAATTCTAGTTCTCCACCTTCATACTCTGCTCCGTCAGTTAATTGACAGGTAACAGATAGTTTTCTAATCTTACCATTATCTGGATCGTTTTTATTTTTTCGTTGATAAGCTTTATCCCAGCTGTCACAATGCCAATCGTAGTATTGATTAAGTTTATATTTTGTAAACTGACAAGACTCGCTTCTATCCCAGTCAAAATTCCATCCTGCTTTTTGATTAGCATGATGTATATAAGGATGTATTTCTTTATAGATCCAATAATCATCTAACCATGTAATATCTGAATCTCTTTTTCTTTTCATCTTTTGAACTTGATCTTTAGTTAATACTTCGTCAGCTCCATAACCACCTGTTCTGGCTACAACTTCTTTTTTGTTTAATCCATGTTTAATAACATCATCACAAAACTTAGGTGTTAATGCAGATTTAAAATACCAGTAACAATTAGATAAAATCATAAATAATTAAAGTTTATTACAACTCTCCTCTCTTCATCAGTACACGAGGAACCTGTGTGTGCAACTGATGTATTAAATTTAACTAATTTATTTTTTTTACTCATAACTTTTTTATTGTTTTTAAATTTTGTATATCCATTACATGTATTTACATACAATATGGCTGTACTACCATTATTACATTGGTGAGTATTTTTTTCATAGTCGGTATGATAACCATGTTCTACTATCTTTTCTGTCTTTGTTAATAAATTAGCTTTTATGCGATAAAGTATTTTAACTTTTAATTTATCTACAACTGGTTTCAAAATTTTTATTTGTTCTTCAGTGCAATTAATTTTACCTTCTCTTACAAAAGTAAAAGTAAATTGAGAATATTCACCAGGAACATGAACAACTCCAGGACTATAAAACCAAGGTATTTGATCAGACATTAAATAAGATTCAATTTCTTTAAATTTACTATTAGGTAAAAAATCTTTATATATATTCATAAGTAATAGTTTGAATAAAGTTTAAAGAATCTTTCTGATCATTAGTTATGTAATACATATTAGTAGAAGGAAACATAATAAATTGATTATCAGTTAAAGCCATATCCCAATATCTTCCTTTTCTTCTATTGTCGTCATAGTGTATTCTAACGCTGCAATCTTTTACCTGCACACCATATAACAATGTATAATCAGGGGAATTTCTAAGGTCGACTGGGTCTATATGTAATAATGGAATACTTGTTTGTTGAGGTTTATAGATATTACCCCATTTTTTATGATCAACTAAAGTTATATCATGTTTTAACTGTGTAAACTCTCTTATATAAGCACTTAACTTATCCAGAGTTTTTGAAGGTAAAATTTTTGTATCTTTAAAAGTAGAATGTAAAATATGATGAGCTAAATCAATTCCATCTATCTCCCAATCTTTGGGCATTGAAACATCACCAAAATAAATAGATTGCTCTGTTAATACTTTCTTGTGCATACCAGTTCCTTTTATAAAGGAAGGTATATTAATGTCAATAGGGTTAAAAAGATTTGATCTAGATCAATTATGCTGCGGGAGTTTCTTTATCCCAAGATTGACCATCTTCATTCCATGTATAAGAAGCACCTGCCTCTACGTCTTCAGGAGTTAATGCGGGAGCATCACCAATTGGTGAATGCCATCTAGCATCGGTAGTATTTAAAACCCATGAAGCATAAGGTTTTGGAGCATGAAATATATTGTTTACTGGGTCCCAGAGATGACCTATGCCTGCGTAATTTCCTCTAAGTGGAGTTCCACCTAATCTATGTGTACCAGCTTTTGTATTATAAGATGTTTGAATCCAAAGATGAGCCGGCCAGTTACTGTGTTTCTCTAAATATGCTTGCCCTACAGCTTCCTCTTCAACACCTGTGCTTTTTCTAGTTGTGTCTTTGTTATCTACAGCAACGACGTGTAGAATTTCATTTTGTTCCGATATTTTTGCAAAGTGTGCCATATTATTTAAATTCCTTAAGCTACTATTTTATACCTTAATATAACTATTCCGCTGCCACCATCTCCAGCGCCGGTATCTCTTCCACCACCACCGGCACCGCCAGTGTTGACAGTTCCGCTGGCTGCTGCAGCCCCTACTCCAGGGGAACCGTATCCGCCGCCACCTGATCCTCCAGATCCTCTGGAGGTTGGAGCACATCCAGCTCCTCCTCCACCACCAGAATAAGCTGTTGGTGTGTCATTAATTGCTGTTGTTGTTCCTCCGCCACCGGGACCTCCACGTCCAGCTGTGCCTGCTCCTAGTGCTCCTCCACCACCTGCTCCTGCATATGGGGGTGAACCTCCACTAGACATAGAACCGCCACCAGATCCTTGAGGTGGACTTGTGGGAGGAGTGTTTCCACTTCCTGCTGCATTTGCTCCGCCACCAGCATTTGCTCCACCGCCACCAGATCCTCCTGGGCCACCGGCTATTGAATTATCTGAACCACCGCCATAACCACCACCGGCAGATGTAATACTTGAAAAAATTGAAGGTCCTCCATTAGTTGAAGGGTCTGCAGATTGGGGAGGCGTACCTCCATTACCTCCTGCTCCTACTGTTATAGGATAAGCTCCTGCTGCTACTGTTAAAGAAGCAGCAGCTGCTAAAGGACTGGCTGTATAGGGTCCTGAGGTTGCACAGACATAAGATTCTCTATAACCTCCGGCACCTCCGCCACCTCCGTGATTTGTTCCACCACCGCCACCTGCGGCTACTACCATGTAGTCAATTGCGCCTGGTCCTGGAACGGCTGAAACACAAAAAGTCCCAGCGCCTGTAAAGACGTGAAATCTGTACGATCCGCAAGGAGTGTCTGTAATTGTTCCGCCTGTAGCACAGATAGGTAAAATAGGTGCACCACCGGATCCAAATCCTAAAACCTGATATCCAAAAGATTTACCTCTGCTTGTTTGTATATTTTTTGAACTCTTACCGGATGTGGTAAGATTATTTTTTAAATCTCTCATATTCTATTATCCTTATGCGTCGTTTGCAGCGTCTGTTGTATAGAATATTTTAATTCCTAATAATCTTACATCACCCGTAAAGGTGTCACTGACACTTGTTGCATTTCTTCTAACTTGAAAATATGTATATGTATCAGCTGCTGCTGCTGCGATTGTTACTGCAGTACTTACTGGACTAACTAATACATCTTCAACGGCACCGCCGCCTGCATCTGTAACATCTATGGCTGTTCCAAAAACAACGTCAGAAGTTGCATCATTAGGAACACTAACGCCTTGAAGACCAATAAGAGCGTTTCCGGTATCGACGCTACTTGGAGCCCAAAAAGCTTGGAAGGTTATTGTACCTTCATTCCATGATTTAGGCATTGCAATAGAGAACTGTGCATATTCAATTGTACTTGCATCAAAATCTAAAAGTTTCATTTCAGGTCTAGTTGC